TTAGTTGATTGGCTACAAGAGGCTTATGAAGAGACTCTTGATAAAGCTATGTATTTGCAGGCCGCAATCAGAAAGCTACAAGAAAACAATCAAGTTTATTAGTATATTTACAGCTCAAATAAATCTATGAAACTTAGTAAAAAATTCAATAAAATGTCGTTGCAAGAACAAGAGGCGTATCTAGTAAGAGAACTACAAGAAATGTATATAGCTGAAGATGCTATTAAAAAAATGTTAGGTAAAGTTAGAGGAGGTCATAAAGTAAACATACAAACAGAGCCAGATAGACCAGATGAAATCTTACTAAAGAATGCCGAATAAAATTACCATACCTAGTGAGTTCAAATTAAATGGTAAAAAAATTACTGTACAATATGACGACGAGTATTGTGATGAAAACGGATTGCTAGGTGAGGCTGATTTTACAGATAAAATTATAACCTTAACTTCCAAAGATGGAGGTAAGCGATTGCCAAAATCTGAAATACAAAAAACATTCTACCACGAATTAACGCATCTTGTTCTAGATGCTGCAAGCAGACATCAGCTAAAATATAACGAGGAGTTTGTGGATGCAGTTGGTATGCTTCTTTACGAATACGAGCGTACTAAGAAATATTAATACCCACTAAATTGATTAGGGCTGAATGTTTCTATTAAAGGCATCTTCTTTTTTAATATAGCTTGAGACTTATTCTGACCCGTTAGGGTTAACAACATAATCATAAATGATACAGTTCTATCAAACTTAGTTCTATTACTATGGTCGTATCTTTTAAGCTCATCTAATAAATCAAGATAGTTTATTAGGTGGCAATAATGTTCTACATAGTTGATACAATATTCTAGTTGCTTAGACAGGGCAAAAGCATCAGCTGAACTAATCCCCCTTTGCATTAAATTAACTTTAGCTTTTCTTTGTGGGTCAATAACAGCATCTGGTTTCTTACCAAGCATAGGTAAACAATTCTTGCCAAAGTCGTTATCAGATTTAAAGTAATCGTAATAATCGTCACCGGCATCACTCTCTATTGTAGCTGGCACTCCGTAGTACATAGCCCCCATTAACATCTCTTTCCAAAATAGTTTCTTCATCTTAGGTCTTCCAAAGAAATGGGCCACAGGAGCTCCACTACCTTCCTTTGTAGAATCTACCTTCTCTCCTATCCAAGCTGAGCCTTGAGAGCCTTCTCCTGAGGTCATAGAGTGCCTAAATGGGTCAATACCAAATCCATACTCTCCTATGTTTCTAGGATACATTACATTGCCCGTAAACTGAATATTATTGGCTTTACTAGGAAACTTATATATCAACCAATATCCTGCAGAGTCATCAGCAAATTGCACATTATTTTCTCCATCTATATAAAACCTACCTCTTCTTAATGTAACAGGATTTTCTTTTAAACTCATCTCTTGAGTTAGTATATTATCTAAATTAAAATGACAATCAGCTTGGTTGAATTTAAAAGCCTCTTCTTCATTCAAAGGATAATCTCTTGTATCTTGGTCGTTGTTTCTATAGTTGGCTAATATAAATTCCTTAGCTTCTTCTTTTCTAGACATACCATAGGTATCTATAAAGCCAGCTAATCCTTCATTTGCTGGTGCAAAGTATCTAACTAATTTACTTGGTGTTATTCTTCCGTGCTTAAATTGATTGCTGTCATCCCACAGATTTTTAAACTCTTGTCCACCATTATTAGGAGGGTTAACAGTAGATACCATTAAGGCAAATCCTACCTTGTTAGCTCCTTCTGTCAAAGTCTTTTTAACAATGTTCCAATACTCTGTAATAGGTACTTCTGTTGGAAACTTAGAAGCCTCATCTATTAATAATCTACTCCATCTTCCAGAGTCAAATGAGTTCAAGGCTGTGTTACGCCATTCTATAAATGAATTAAGTCCTTCTCTCTTATTGAAAAGTCCTTTGTTTGTTTTCTTTCTTTTGGATTGCTTAACTAATATCAATCTCTTCTTAGGGTCTTCTGTTCCGTCTGTCCTTGGCTGAAGAAACATAGGCATAGCCCTAAATCCATACACCACCATGTTGGCAAATAAGTCAGAGGCATCACCTCCTGTCTTTGATATAATACCACATCTAGTATTCTCTGTATTGCTTGCTTCTTTAGTAAGGATACAAGAAGCTTGTGAGGTTGCCCCCTCTCTTCTTTTCTTAACTCTAATAACGCCTAATATGTTTTTGTCTTTAGAAATCTCCTCGTAGAATAAGAACCATTTTCTATCAGCATCTCTATAATCAGGAAAGATGCCAGACTCTAATGTCCAATAGTTAAGGTAAAAATAGTGGTCTCCTGTAATAAAGATAGGGAAGCCATTGTTCATAAACCAATAACCCTCTCTACATCTTGCGAACTCTCTTTTAATAAATTCTATTTGTTCTTCGTTGTAACTTGGTACATCATCTTCATCTACCTCCACCTCATAAAATGAATCTGGTATCTCTATCCTAGTAAACTTTTGTTTCTTGGTAGGCATATCACTACCATCTATATCTTTCAATTGTGGCGCGTTAGGTACATGACATTCAATGCCATAGATAATATCTATCATATAGCAAAGGTAATTAATTATAATTCTTTTATGTCAACTATTTTAACCTCCTCTCCGGATACCATAGCATCTATAGTGGATTCTATCAGCTCTCTTTGTTCTGGATTAAGTAAGGATATCTTTTCAAGTATTGCGGGTATTGTAAATGCATCGCACTCTATTTCATTCTTTATGGAGTCTCTTGTGTCTTGGTCAAAGTAAGGGTATGTATGTACATCATTCATTACCCATTTCAATTTTGAAATATATGTTTTAAATAATCTTTCTCCTTTTGATTGTGGGTTTTGTCTTATAAAGTCTTCAAAATGTTCTTGTGAGATTCTCATGTGATGTATTGCTGATATTAGGTTTGCTGACATATTATTTGAATAATTCTTTTATTGGTATTAATACTCCTCTTGAGCTATCATGGTCTCCACCATGTTTAAATAATCCTTTGTGATGCGCTTTAACTAATTCTTTTAATCTAGATGTAGGTATTATAATTGCGGTATCAATACCCTCTATTTTATATATCCAATAGTCTGCATCTGTTGTGCTAATTCCAGAAGGCTTACTTCTTGAATAAACTTCTATGTAAAGATTCCCTGTTACAAGGGCTCTTCGGTCAGATTTTACCTCTACGCGAAAAGCCCCTGTGAACAAGGATTTTACCCAGTCTTCGGATTCCTCTCCGAACTTTAAATCATGTGTGAATGAACCTGAGTGTTTCATAGTTTACCAAGGTAATTCATCGTTAACTACAGGTGTAGGCTCAGCCACCTGAGTACCCACTTTAACATTCTGAGGAACAGATGGTTTTAACTCTCCGTTTGGAGTCCACGTATCAATACTTACTGATACATCTTTGCCAAACTTGTCAGGTGTTTCATTAATGTTAATGTTTAACTTAACAAATTTTGAACCATTGTACTCTTGAATGTACTGTTTGATAACATCTGGATTAATGGTAATTGCTAACCATGAATCACTTCTCTTAGTACCTTTACCACAAGAGATTTTTTCTTTTTTTGCTTGCATGTTGTTTTGCATTTTGTTTTGTTTTGTTTAAATTTTTGTTTCTGCTTTAATAAATGATAATGCGCTTCTTAATATGTCTATCTGATAATGAGCTTCTCTTATCAATGCATCTATGAATGTATCATAGAAACTTACATCTCCAATCTCAGCTGATAGAATGTGCTTCTTCTCTGTAGCACTTCTTTCCATTTGGTCTGTAACACCTAGCTTCTTTACTATATGCTTCTCTAGTAGAAAAGTTATCTGCGCCTTTGCTGTAGCACATACATGTAGGTTATCATGTATTAAGTTCAGCTTACCTATTACCATGTTAGGATTAGACAAGTCTGTCTCTATGGCAACAACCTTTCTAAAGTTTTCTATGGAAGACTTAACCTCCTCAAATTTCAATTGTAATGCATCCTCTTGGAACGTCTTCTTCATAATTTTGCGTGTTTTTATTGTATTTAATATTGTATTGTCTTGTATAACTATATAAACTCTTTTCTGATACGCCTAATTTAACAGAGGCTATCTTGTTTGTTCTGCTAGAATTTAAGGCTTTAATTATCAGCATTTTTTTATTATAATCCATGTTCAGTATTTCCATATTATATGTGTCTTATTGCTATTGTTTTTTTTAATTTTTCTATATAAATCTTCTCCTTATTTTTAGCTACTCTCTTTACAACATTTTCGCTTATGCCTAGCTTGGAAGATGCTTTTCTTGTTGAATCATACTCTACTCTTTTCTTTTTTCTTTCAGCTAAATCTTTTAAAGACATATCGTATACTGCTACTTTAAATTTATTCTCTATCATTTAAAATGGTATTTCTTCTAATGCTTGATTAATATCCTCGTCTGTAGGAGGAGTGAATTCTATTACGGGCTGAACCATCTTCTTTCTTTTTATTGGTAATGAATTATATATATCAACAAACTCTACATTCCAATTAAATCTAAGAATAATAGGATTACCTTTTGGGGTAACATCTCCACCCGTTTCTTTGTTTCTCATCTTGTTAACATATATCTCAGTAAACATATATCTATCCTTATCTTGTATATCTCTATTCATGGTAATGAATATGTCAACCTTGTTATACAAAACAGCCCCACCATCTGCATCTGCCGGAAAAGGCATTAGCTGATTACCATCTTTGTTTCTATTCCTTTGGGCTTCTGTTCTAGTGTGCAAAGATAAGAAGATAGATATATTGGTTCGCTTGGTAAATAATAACATATCTGTATACATTGCCATATCGTAATCGTACTTATTTATCCTAGCATCTCTTTTCAATGCGTTAACGGGGTCAATAAATATGCCCTTTATAGAATGGTACTTAGATACACTCTCGGCATACTTCAGCAACTCTGTGTACTCATGCATTGAATCGTTGTTAATAAAAAAGAATCTTTCATTAACCCATTTTAGCGCATGCTGAAAGTCAAAATCTGGAATCTTCTTAATCATTTCTCCGGCATAGAATTCTATTATCCTCATCTTTACAGATGCAGTTCTATTCTCTCCGGTATAGATTACAAAGCCCCAATCATACTGATAGGCTGCCAAAAATAATAACCATAGATTAAGAGTAGTCTTGCCGGTATGAGAGTGAGATAAGGTAGCATAGAACTCTCCTTCTTTAAGTAGCAGATACTTGTCCATGTCCTGATATCCGAATGGCATACCCATAGGTATAAGTCCGGCTCTGTATCTTCTCATGAACTCCTCGTCTATCTTATTGTCAGATAAAAAAGAAAGCTCCTCGTCTATAATTCCTAGCTCTCTTATTACATCCATTTCCTGAGCCTCAAGCTCATTGATAGGCGCTAGTCTTCCTCTTTCTATACCATCAGCAATGCCTCGTAATTCTATATCAAGTTCTCCATTAGAAAACTTTTTAGTTACCTCATACTCAAGAATACTTTTGGCTATACCTTCTTCTACCAAGCCACCTCCAATCCAACCCCCTACTAAATAGGATGCCTTCATTACAGCATGATGCCTAGTACCTTGCTCTGCATTTTGTATCATCCTAGATGCAATGTTTAACTTAGCATAGTCTGTTCTTTCTCCGGTCATTACCATTCCTTCATTCCTAATGGTTTCTATTACCTCAAAGAAAGTCTTGCTATCTTCATTGACATACATTGTAGGGTCATAAGATGCATACAAAACTCTTGAAGGATTCCTAGCTGTAGAATCAAACATTGGGTATCTCTTCAATAGAGCATTGTAATGCGCGTCATGTTTATTACCATCAGCTATCTTAATTAACCCATGTAATCCTTTTCCAGAAGGAGAAACCCATAATGCATATATGTATTCATCTTTCTTAGCGTCTTCTTTGTATTTTTCTACATCATCAATATCATCTATGTCAAATGGTATAAACCTAGAGTGAATACTTAATGACTCATCTGTACGATAAGATTCATAGTATGTATTGTCTGCTCTTGTTTTTTTTATGGGTATATTAAATATTCCCGAAAACAATACGCACGGAAGTTTCTTTTTCAACTCCCTTATCTCTGCCTCATCATTGCTAGTTCTAATAGTCTCAATCAATTCCTTGATACTTCCACCTTCGCGAATCATCTGTAACGCTGTACTCAATGAAACATAGCTAGGCTTATCTACCTCGTTAATATGACGAAAGAATGTTATTCTTGCCGATGGTTTTGTAGTTTGTATACTCTGCAATTTCGTCATCTAGTTTTTTTAAACTTATAAAATAATCAAAATTATTATCTATTAAATATTGGTTTCTTCTTAGCGCCTTAATTATGGTAGAGTGGTCTGTTATGGGTACATACTCGCATATACTTTTTAAGGATAGATTGCAATACTTTCTCAGCAAGTAAATGCATTGGTATCTAGGATATATAATCTTTACCTTTCTAGTATAGTCTGTAATCTTAACATCATACTCATCCTCTACTAACTGAATAACTCTCATAGGGCTAATTAGCGGGGTCTTCCCGTTGTTCTTAAGACTCATCTCTAACCCAATTTGGAAGTTTAATAATAGGCTTTATTCCATTCATCATATACCAAAACTCGTATCCCATTTTAAAGCATTCCGGATTAGATAGGCAATAATTGAACCCAACACAAAGCCTTTCTAGTTCTTTTTTGCCATAGTCTAAAAATTTAGTATCTATTGGTACAAGCCCGTTCCAAAATGGTGCAGATTTCTCTACCACATAGAAGCTAAATTCTCCGCCATAAATGGCAACCTGTATATAGTACTGATAATTGAAGAAGTCCTTAATTATGGCCTCTATTTGCCCATTCTGTACGGTTTTGACATCAATAGTGCCAGACTCTTTAACAATATCCTTAATTCGGATGAATGGTAGGTCGTATAACTCTATATAATCCTTTACCTCAAACTTGGCTCCATTAATAGCTATTTCCCATTCTGGGTTTTGCTTTACAATCTCGGCTATCTCAAACACCTCTGTTTGTAGAGAATCGGAAACCACCTCCTTGCCCTCGTTCTTGATTTGAAACTCTGCATAGGCTTCTTTGTCAGCCGTTTTACGCATATCATATTTGGGGGCTATGGCGTATCTGTTATTGAACTCTTGTGGCTCTAATAACATGCAATGTAACAAACTGCCGAACTGAAGGGCAGGAGTAGTCTCTCTTTGTTTGTTTAGATAGGAAATATAGTGCTTGGGGCTTTTCGCAAACTCCTTAATTGAGGAGTAGCTTAAAGGCCTCTCTTTTAGTGTGTCTAGTGTTATCATTATCTGTTGTTTAAATAGACGACAAAAAGAATTACACAAATAATTAAAATAAGTATAAGTATAGCATTTGTCATCTCTTGTAAAAATTCTTTGTTTTTCATTATGCAATAGTTTTAACTGATTCTATTAATCTATCTGCTATTTTTTTAGATACTGAAAAATATTTTCTAACCTCAGTTAGTGTAGTACCACTTTCTACTAATGCCTTAATCGTGGCGAACTCTGTGGTATTTTCATTCAGCCATTTGGTTTCTCCTTTAGCTAGTAATGGAAAAGGTATTGCCGAATTGCTAGGGGTTGCTGAAGCCTTAATCGTGGGCTGATTACTATCATCATGTTTATTTGTAGCATCCGAATCTTTTGTGTCGTCAATAGCTAATAGACCATTCAATGCATACTTACGAGCATACGAACTACAAGCGCCCGTAATTTGACTAGCGTCCATTCCTTTTTTATTTTCTTCTTCCCTAGCCCACCCGTAAGACTCTACTATTACCTTTGTCTTATCCTCTGGAACTAACATGG